CTAATTCATCAGTAAAGGTTTTATTGATACCCGGTTGAAAGATAAGACTCTTGTTTCCTATTTCTATCATAAAGGGTTTGACAAAATTAGTTACCTGCATCTTATCTCCAATACCTTGATAAATCTTATCAAAGTTTGCTATGATATACTCAAACTTAGGTAGTAGAGTAAGATACATTAGTTCTAAATCCTTAGCTCTAAGAGTTACTACCTCTCTATAAGTTCCAATAGGTCTAGCATTCTCCATAAGTATATAGCAATCATTGTTTCTTTTAATCTTTCTTGTTTCGCATAGCATTGTCTCAGAGAAGTATTGAACCTCAGAATGAAAATACTCATAGTTATCTCGTTTTCTATTCTTCTGATAGAGTATGAGTATAACACTTACCACTACCATATTTTCATTGTTTCCTAGAAACATCAAATGATCTTGAATTCGACTATATAATCCAAATTCATTTATGAAGTCATCTCTATGCATAATACCAATTTCCTTTCTACGAGCATATAAAAAAGGAAGTGATGATGAATCACTTCCTTTCTTCCTTTTGTATCCTAATATTATCTTTACTATTGCGTGGCATATAACTAGAGATAGACGATATCATCCACGTCATCTTATATCAACTAACTTATGCCTGAGGCTTTACATATTTCCCTTCATCACCTAAGGGAATCTCGTCTTTAAATACTCTGTTCTTTGGCTCGGAAGTTTCTAACGAGTCTCCAAGCTCTTCTGCATCTAGAAGCACATCAACACCATATCTATCTTTATATGATTTTATTGCTTCTCTTGAATTACAAATCTTCCAAGTTACATCAGGGAATGCTAATAAGAATTCTTTGAAGGTTTGATTATACAGAGCAAATGCATCCCCATCTCTAAAGAATGGCTTGCTCATAATCCATTTATTAGTACCATCCAATTTAGTTGGATAGTAAATACTCATCTGCTCAAAGATACTACCAAGACGACGCATGGTTTTGAAATATCCTTCTCCGAATTCTGTTACAGTATTCCCCAGTTCATCCCTTACTTGTTTGCGTTTAGTCACATACTCTGGCAAAGATTCAAAGTCTAAATATTTTGCAATATTCTTTACTAAATCTGCATCCACTATAATATCATCAATGAACTTTCTCTTCTCTTCTACTGTTTTAAGTTCTCCAATTCTATCCTCTCTATCAGGATTCATTGGAATAGAACTATTCATAATGATATTAGAGGTGCAATCATCTATATACTCTTCTCTAACCATATTCACAAAGCCCTTAGATCCATATTTCTTATAAATGGCTTGAAGATGGTTAAGCTTCTCATAGAACAACCTTACAAACTCTTGTGCAGTTTCATAGTCAGGTCTGAGAGCTTTATAATTCCCATACCTTTCATTGACTATTTTAGCTGCTTCAATCTCACAATTTCTTATTATGGTCATCAGTATAGTAGGATCGACCATTGCAGATACGAAAATAGGAACTGGATTATACACCCAGATCTTCTTAGCATATCCTCTAAAGTTTCTGATGCAGTTTTCATGATACTCCTTATTTATATGAGGGCATATATTATGCAACCTTCTTGTCAGAATATCAGAAATACACCAATGAACTTTCTCAACACTAACAGCGGCACTGAGTTTAAACTCTATACCATTTTGCAAGCAATACAACATTTCATTCTTTGGAGGAGTCTTGAAAGACTTTTCCTCATCAAGAATATATCCATACTCTATCCTTCCACCACGACCCCAGTAATAGATAACAGTAAGAAGGTCATAGAGACTCATTTTTTCATGATTGATAGTAAGCATAGTTCTAGTAGGAGAGTAATCTATAGGAACTGTCTTCTCAACATTCTCAATAGGAATTCCCTCATCTAACCAACTCATATCAGCAGGTCTTTTATTATACCCGAAATTATTCATTAAGATAGAGAGATAGTTATTAGGTTTGAAATACTCTCCACCTATCTTAAGGTCCGGAGGTTCTCTTCTTGCAATATCATTAAATGACGCTATTTTTCTTTTATAGCCACCTATGTTTATTTGTTGTACATCTTCCAGATCGATATTTCCTAATGGCAGTACTCTTCCACTAGGAATGAGATACTCATATCCTTTAAACACTTCCTTAGGATCAACAATTGAACCCGGAGTGATGAATTCTAATTCTAAATTTTCCATGACCATTTCTCCTTTTTGAACTTTGCCATTTAAAAAACTGAAAGAAATTGTGAGTTTGTACGGGTTTTCAAGCCCGTACAAAATTATAGTTTATAATTGAAAATTATATTAGCCTATTTCAAATGCCATTCCATTATAAACAGCAGCTAGTTTCTTATTAATAGAAGTACCTTCTACTTCTTTACCCCATACTAAACTGATACCTTTCTTTCTTAATCCAATAGCAATAGCAGGATTTATCTCTCCATCTCCTAGTTTGATCTTTTTAACAGATTCTAATGCAGAGTTTATATCATTCTTATCATGCGTTTCATATGCTTTCTTTATATCGTGTGAGATCATATCAACAACGCTGTCTATATATGCCATAATCTAAACAACCTCTTTTCATATGAATGACAGAAAATAGTATAGATAGAGGCTACCGACTACCTCTATCTATTTATTAAAATGGAAATGTGAAAGATAAAAACTTTTGCAGGTGTGCATTAGTTAGCCTTCCTCAAGGAAAACCATCCAACAAGAACTATTCTCATATTTGAGTATACTCTCTTTATCTCATTGTTGTAGTTTAGATTAAAAACAAAAGAAGTCCTATGGTCTTGTAATAAGACCATAGGAGGAAGTTAGGATTAGGATTTTCTATAAGATTCAAATGGAGCAAAATCACTATGAAACTATATGAGAGAATGTGTATAACTACACAAGCTCTACATAAATGTTATAACTTTAATATGTTTGTATGCGTTATATCCTTAGACTCATTCTTACTCATTCCTATCTCATCACATGGGAAGTTTCTGAGATTATCATGAATAATGGTAGTGTAATCAATCATTGGGATTATCCATGATGGGATTTCCATATCTTCTGGAATAGCGATTGCTTCAATCTTACCATTATACTCTGGAGTTTTCATTAACTCTTTCATCCTAGAGCAGTACTCTGGGAATTCATCTATTAACTTATCAACATTCTTCTTATTGATATCTACTTTGATGATTAGTACTGAATTTCTTTCTTTCAGATCTATTGATGGTTCTTCTTTAGACTTAATCTGATTATACGCATAAGATGCTTTAATACCTTGAATTCTAAATGGCATCTTATATGATGTGGCTGCTTTAATTCTAGCAGGTTTGTGATACTCTTTCTTCTTATTCTTAATAGATTGATATATCTGTTTCTCAAGAGTTGTGAGTTTTCTGAAGATATCAACTTGATCAACAAATGATGACCTTAAGATATCATACTCTAAGATATTCTTCAATGCAGTAGAAGTACTATCAGGTATTCCTACTTTAGCTATAGGCATTCCTTTGATATCAAACTGCTTATCTTCTGGGATTATATTACCTTCTTGAACCAACTGAAGAGATGAATAATTCTTAGCACCCATTGTAAGAAGTAGTGATTTGAATAAGAATTCATTCTTCATTATGAGTAAACAATCTCTTCCTTTAGTATCAGTATTGTAGTTCTCACTAAAGAGAACCATGTAATCTAATATCAATTGAGATACTACATAGCTCATGATATCCACTATAGAATATCTTAAGTTATCTTCCTCTATGATGATAAGAGGATACTCCTTACGCTTAGAATTTACTAATTCTTCATTATAGAAGTCATACTCTACAACACCATCTGTTTTCCTCATCTCTAATTCTATCTTCTCAGCTGCTTGTTTAATTTCAGCTTGAGTGTATTTGATCTTCATAGGAATTCCTATGGTGAATTGTAAGATGAACTTATACCACCCATCTAAAGATACTATACATGAATCTGTATCAGTTATTAACACTACATCTCTCATCATGGTGTAAACTCTCTCAAGTTTATCTATCCATATATGGCGATAATAACAGTACTCATAGATGAGATCTTTAAACATAATTAGTTCATCATGAACTTCATCAGGAACCTTATTAGGATTCAAGAACGGTTCTTCTAACTTCTGTAAGATAGTAAGAACTAAGTTCAGTACTCTCTTATTAGAGCAGAATGCAAATAGGTTATTCTTGTAATACAAGACATTGATAGTTCTCTGATCTAGATTACAAATAGTATCCCATATCACTTCTACTGCTCTATCAGATGGAACCCATCCA